CGGTGATCTCCGTCGCCGTCTTCCGGGAGTACAGGGTGTCTTTCAGGCCGAGGTGCACAGGCGAGTACCCGCACGCGGCCGCGAGTTCACGCTTCAACGCCTCAATGGTTTGCACGTGCTCTTGGACGCGGATGGCGAACTGGGAGATCGTGATCTGCGACGACAAGGAATCCCCGGACGCGCCGAGCGCGTTGATGCCGGAATACACTTGCCGGTTCATGTCGAACGAGGCACCCTCGCCCGGCTTCGTCGACACCTCCAAGTACGACTCCGGCACGGTCAACCGGCCGGCCCCGTTATCAATGTCGCGCATCAACGACGACCACACCTGGTCGATCTTGTCGAAGATGTCCTCGTTACCGGCGAAGTCGGAACGGCCCAAGTTCGCGAGCGGCCCGAACTTACGCCAATCCCGGGCGGGCAGCATGTTCGGCATGTACACGACGGCGAGCTTCGGCACACCCGTAGCGACCGTGATCGCCGGGTTCGCGATCTCCGTCAACGGGCCCAAATCCTCGAGCTCCACGTTCGACCGCAGGTTCTCGTAATGCTCCAACTCGGGCAGCGTCGACATGGGCACCAGCCGGCCGAGGTTCCACGGACCGCCCTCATGGAGTTCGTAGGTGACAAGACCGGGTTCGTGCTTCTCCAACAGCCGGTAGACGGCGCCAGCGTTCTCCGTCCGGTACTCCGTCCACAGGGTGCACGCGGTCAGTTTCCCGTAACGGAATGTGGGGATCGCGCAGTCAGCGGCGAACGCCCTAAACCAGACGTGATCGGCGATCGTGTCGTCCCATGTGGCGGCGAAGTAGGTGCCGCCGAGAGCGGCCGCGTACTCGCCACCCTTCAACAGTTCCGCGTGCGCCTCATCCGAGCCCATGATCTCGTCGAGACGGTCCTGCCCGGGGTGCGTCCACTTCTTCGCCGGCTTCGCCGCACCAGTCGGCTCACCCGTTTCGGGCTTCGCGTAGCGAATCTTCGGCGCCTCAGCGAACAACAGGTCAGACGACAACGTAGCCAGATCAGCCGGGACCGGGAGGTGCATTTTCATGCGCTTCTCGTCCGGTTGCTGCAGTTGACCCCACCAGAACTTCGACAGGGACCCGATCACACCGCCCCGGTACGGGACGCCGGCGCGCAGGTGGGTGACGACACCGATCTTGCCCTGGTACACCTCCGCCAGCGTGGATGTGTCGCCCTGATACCAGGCGTCGTGCTCAGCGAACCGGGCGAACGCAATATCGAACGGGAGGGGAGGCCAGACGTCGGCGTTCGCCATGCGGGGCCTCCTAGGCTGCGAGCTTGATGTGTTGCCGCCAGATGTTCTCTGTCGTGATCAGGGCGTACCGTGCCGCGTCGAGACTGTGATCGGCGACCTTCAACGGTTTCTCTTCACCCTTGAGCGTCGCCTCCGGGTTCCACGCATAACCAGGCGCTTCCTGAATGAAGCCCTTGCACCGGTCGGTGATGAGGAGCTTCTTCTCAGCAAGCAGTGACGCGACCGTGCGGATGCCGTACAGGACCTCGTTCTCCGCCTGCGTGGTCATGGTGCCGTCCTGCTGCATTTGCACGCGCAGGGACGCCGCTGACGGGTCGAGGATGGTGAACCGTGGCGTGAGCCGCGCCCGGGTGGACGCCGGCAAATGGTTCTCGCCCAACCACGCGACCAACTGTCGGGACAGTTGAGCGTCCGTGAGTTTCTGCTGCGCCGCTTTCGAGTCGTAACGCCACTCGTCGATGAAGAACAGACGCGGTGTTGGTCGGCCCCGGTCGTGCTCTGCGGAGATGCCAAGCAGCATCGCCGACGTCGGGTTCGTTGTGCCGTAGTCGATACCGACCGCGATCAGCTCCCGCATCTCCGGTAAGTCTTCCCACGCGATGACGTTGCCGCCACCGACCTTCGGGTCGAACATGTCATAGATAGCGCCCTCAGCGGCCACCCATTCACCGTTGATGAACCGTCGATACCAGAGGCCTGTGTAGTTGGCCCGCAGGTTCGCTTTCACCTGCTCCGGCAAGGCGATGTTGTCGTCGAGGACGAAATGCCAGGTGCGCCAGTTCGGCAACTCGTCAAGCCGGTCGAGGTAGTCGCGTTTCAGCCAATGGCCGGGCGAGTCCGGGTTCGTTGACCCGAGCAGCATCGCACCGGGCGCTGTCAGACGGGACAGCATCATCTTGAACGCACCCTCAGGGATGACGGTGATCTCATCCACCAAACACAGGGCCACGGTCATGCCACGGATCTTGTCCTCAGCCTGCTTATCGTTCGCGCCGATCACATGCACCACACGACCAAGGATCTTCACCGTCGGCGCGCCCAGTGTCGCCTTCACATGCCGGGTCACGTCACCGAACAGTTCCGGGTCCATCATCGGCTCGAAAATGTTGCGGTAGATCGACTCCCGTGTGCGCCCGAGGATGACAATGCGACCCTGCCGTGCCTTCGGTACAGCGATCAGGAACCGGAGAATCTGCGCGATCGTCTTAGACGACCTGACCGCGCCCTCCCACACGCACACCTGCACGGTCGCTTCACGGATCGAGAGTTCCTGCTTCGGGGAAATATCCGCCAACACATCAGGCATCGCCGACCAACCCGAACCGTTGCGCCAGACGACCCAGCATCGACTCCACCGGCGTGAGACCGTCACCATCATCAACGAGCTCGAGATCGGCTGCGTCCTTCAGGTACGAATGGATCGCTGTCGACAGGCTCTTCTCGTCCGCGGCCGGCGGGAACTCGTCCTCGAAAGTCTCTGATCCGTTTGGGCCCATCATGCGGTGCATGTACGTCGGCTTTTCCAACCGATCAAGCACTCGCTCCGAACGGGCATACAGGCGGTCGATGATCGCTGACCTCCGGGCGGCTCGCGACACCTTCGCGGTGGCGACAGCATCCTCTGTCTTCGACGCGTTGAACGACAGACCTTCCCGCTTCGCCCAACCAGAGATCGTTGACGCCGCCACGCCGAGCTCGCGAGCGATGGCGTTGCATGACTTGCCGGCGTCGAACAGTTCCCGCGCG